ATTTGCTGGCGCGGTTGCCGCCGAGGATGAGGAGCTCGGTGACGCCTTTGGGGAATTGCTCGCGGAGTTCGGCGAATTGGCGGTCGGCCGTGGACCAAACGGGCAGGACGGCGCCGTAGCGGTAAGGATCTTCGATCTCGAGACGGATGCGCTCTTCGAAAAGTTTGTGGAATTCGACGAGCTGATCCGGGGTCATGCGGCGGACGCCGTCGTCGAAGCGGACGAGGACGTTGCCGGCGGGGTCGCGGCCGAGGATGGACGGCGCCTTATGAATTTGGTGCTGGGTGAAAATCATAAGGCGCCTGACGTGTGACTTGTGACGAGTGACGTGTTCAGATGGCTGAGGTCACTTGGTTTTTGTTGCGCCCCACTGCTGCGGCGTCCATTTTCCGACAGTTCGCAGGAATGCCTTGGCTCGCTGTTTTGCTGATGCGTGAATGCAGCGAAACTGCAAGCTGGGCATTAGGCCCGTTTCCTTGCCAACGATAGCGACCAAGTGCGTGTCGTATACGGCTTGCCTGTCTTCTGGAATACGCATCTCGGCTTTGTGCATAGCGTTGAGATCGTTGCAATAGTTTGGAACTTCTGTCTGCCCATACATTAGCTTTCCACCCTCATTGACGATTTCGGTGTCCGTCCACCCACACGCTTGCGCGATGGCGATGTTGATTTCTGCGCTGGTCATTTCGCCTCCTTTTGGATGTCTGCCAGAGCCTTGCGAGCTATCTGCAGTCCCGTCCAATTTATGCTGTCTCTGTCCTCGGTGACTCTACGGCTGATGGATTCAGCCCAAAAAACACACATCTGCAACGCCTCCTTGTAAGCATCCCTCTCCCTCCGCAACACACACATGGGGCGACTGCAGGAGTCCCCGCAACTGTGGATCGTGGAGGCTTGGAGGTCGTCGATAAGCCTGTTTCGCTCCCGCTTTAGTTCACAAACTTGTTTGTGTTTAATTCTGGCGTTTTCACACGCATCTTTCCATTTGCTATGCCAATAATCCTGTGCAGCTTGGATCTCGCAAAGTCGTGTTTCGGTCTCTTTGCGAGAACGCTCCCGCTGATCGATGGCTTCGTTGGCGAAATCCAACTCGATCTGCAGTTCCTCGACCTTGCGCTGCAGGGTGTTAATTTCCTCTCTGACGAGGCATTTGTCTGACCTGTAGACGAGTTGTTCTGGTTCGTCTGCGTAGCCGTAGCTCCCGCAGGTAAACCAAATACGCGCTGTGGTTCCGTCCAGTTCTGGTGATTCTTGCGGCGAACCGCATTTCGGGCAGGTGTTGGGTTTTTGGATGTAGGACATAAGGGCAGAGTTGGCAGTTTTCAGTTGGCAGTTGACAGTGGCCAGGCTCGGAGGTGGCCGTAGTCGCGGGGTTCGGTGACGCTGGCGGATTGGCCGCAGATGTCGCAGGTGCCGGCGTGGAAGGTGGCGACGTGGCCTTCGGGCCAGCCGCGGCCGTGCTTGCGGCCGCATTCGTGGCATATCCAGTCGGGATATGATGGGCGGTCCGCTGGGCCAGCGGACCCTACCGGGGTGGAAACAGTCGGAGGATCGGACCAGCGGATCGCGGCGTAGTTCGCGGCGTAGGTGCGCGGGTTCACGGGTCTTGGTTTGCTGCCTTTGCCGGCCATAGGAGGAGTGACGTGTGACTTGTGACGAGTGCGGCGGGTCCGGAGGCCCCGCCCTACCACGGGTTCTCCCCTGCCCCGGCTTCGGTTTCGGGGAGAAGTTCTTTTTGGGGTTCTTTGATTTTGATGAAGCCGCCGATGAATTTGACGTCGGTTTTCGTGACGCGCTTCCAGGCGGTGAGTTTGTATTCGGCTTGGGTGCCGTCGGGTAACGTGAGCAGCGCGGTGCCGCTGAAGTCGGGATGGTTGCCGTCTTTTTTGAATTTGTTCGGGAATAGGGTCCAGGTGTCGGGTTTTGGTTGGTATGACATAAAGAGGTAGGAAGGTGGGAAGGTGGGAAGGTGGGAAGGTGGGAAAGTTGGCAGTAGTCAGTATCGGTTGGTTTGCTTCTGCAAACCTGTCTCGCGGACTCGGCTGTCAGTTGGCAGTGGAGTTGGGCTGGATCTCGCCGGTGAGGAGGCGGACGGCGTTGATGTATTCGCGGCGGTGCAGGGTGCTGCGGCCGTTGAATATTTTGGTCCACATGGACGGATGGACGTCGGTGACGGCGGATAGGTCGCGGATGTGCGTGCCGGTGAGCTGGGACGCGGCTTTCAAGGCGGGGCCGACGGCTTCGCAGAATTCGCGCTGGCGCATGTCGAGGGCATCAAGGGCGGCGTAGTAGCGTTCGGCGACTTGGCCGGCTTCGTCGAGGAGGCCGTGGAGGATGGTGGTTTTGGTGGGTGTCATAGGGATTGGAGATTTGAAATTGGAGATTTGCCTAAGGGCTGTCTTCGGCTGAGAGGGCGGCGGGTCCGGAGGCCCCGCCCTACCCCGGTTAGTCGATGTGTTCGATTTGGTCGAAGAGTTGGAGGACGTCGTCCAGGGCGCGGACCATGCCGGATTGGACGACGCACATGCGCTCGTAGACGTCGGCGCGCTTGGGGTCGTCCGCGGTGCGGAGGTCGGCGGCGTAGCGTTGGTTGTGACTGTAGCGTTCGATGGCGCGGGCGCGGAGTTGTTGGATTCCTTCGCGTGCGAGACTGGCTTGTTTGCAAAGGCGTTCGTTGTGCTCGCGCTCGACTTGCCAGCGTCTGGCCCAGGTCTCGCTGGTGTTGAGCTGGGCGTTGATTCTTTCGATCTTTTCTTGGTGGCTCATGGCTAGTTGCGGGTTTTAAGTTCGAGCCATTTGCAGATGACCAGAATGCGGCGGGCCAGTTCCACGGGGTTGGCGCAGTCGGAGTTCTCGATGATGAACTTGGCGAGCTGAACGCGGTGGCAGCGGATGAAGCGCTCAAGGGTGAAGAGCACGGCTTTTTCGGTGGCCATGCCGCAGGCGATTTGGGCGATGCAGTAGTCGGCTTTGTCGAGGGCGGCGTTGACTTGCTTTGGATTGTCCGGATCAACAGGACGCTTGGCCTTGCGTTTGACTTTGGGTTTCTTCTTGGCGGTTTTCATGGTGATTAGTTCCCGTCGGGGTCGTTGAAGTTTTTGGGTTGGTAGGTTTGGCGTTCGGCTTTGTTGTTGCTGTAGAGCTTTTCGGTTGAGCTGCGGAATTGGGTGATTTCGGCGTCGAAGTGCATTTCGATTCTGCCGACGGGGCCGTTGCGTTGTTTGGCCAGGATGAGGACGGCTTTGCCCTTGTCTTCTTCTTTATGACTTACTCGTTCGGGGCGGTGGAGGAGGGCTACGACGTCGGCGTCTTGTTCGATGCTGCCGCTTTCGCGGAGGTGGCTGAGCTTGGGCTCGGCTCTTTCTTCGGCGTCGCGGTTGAGTTGGCTCAAGGCGATGACGGGGACGCCTAGTTCTTTGGCCGTGGCTTTGAGGCCGGAGCTGATTTCGTCGATCTCTAGGCGGCGGTCTTGGGCGGCGCGTTTGGTGCTGCCTTTCATCAACTGGAGGTAGTCGATGATGAGGAGTTTGACGCCGTGTTTCGCTACGGCGCGTCTCGCTCGGGCGCGGAAGGCGGCGATGGACAGCGCGGGGGTCTCGTCGAGGTAGAGGGGGGCGTCGACGATCTCGCCTACTTTGCGGCCGAGCTTGGCCATTTCGTCTTTTGACATAAAGCCGTCGCGGACGCGTTGGAGTTTGACGCCGGATTGGGTGCAGAGGACGCGTTCCATTAATTCTTCGCCGGTCATTTCTAGGCTGAAGAGGGCGGTGGGGACTTTGTCGGTGAGGCAGGCGTGTTCGGCGATGTTGGTGGCGAAGGCGGATTTGCCCATGCTGGGGCGGGCGGCGATGATGATGAGTTGGCCGGGCTTGAGGCCGCCGGTCATGCGGTCGAGGTCGCTGAAGCCGGTGGCGATGCCGATGGGTTTGCCGCGCTTTTTGTGGGCGAGTTCGATGCGGGTGGCGGCGGCGTCGACGGCGTCGGCACAATGGACGAGGCCGGATTGCTTGGTCTCGAGGCGGAGGTCGAGGAGCATTTTTTCGCTGGCGTCGAGGATGTCGTCGGTGGGGCGTTGGAAGTTGCGGCTCTCGAGGACGAGCTCGAGGCCGATGCGGTGGATCTCGCGGCGGCGCCAGTAGTCGCGGAG